TAACAATATGTTTTCTTAATGCTCTTACTAATTCTTCTAGTTTATCTATAACAGATATTAAACTAGGGTCTGTAATATATTTACCTTGTTCTTTTAACTTATCATATTCTTTTAGAGATATAGTAACGGTAGATTGTTCATTCTCAAAACTTCTATCATCATCTCTTTCATCAACACTTGTCATAAAAAACCTTATAGTTAAAACGGAGGCGACCCGAAGGCCGCCTCTGAATATTAGTTACGCTGAGTAACCTTGGTTACCAAACAAAGCAGTTTGACCAGCTGCGATTACAGCTTTTGATGGTGCTCCTACTCTGTATGAAACTCCAGATGTTGACCTATTTTCATAAATCATCATTCCTTCGTTTCTAAGTTTACCAACCATGTTAGCTGGTGACCTTAGGTCAAATGTAGTTCTTAGAGATTTCCAAGTTACTGCATTTCCTTTAGCAAAAAGGTTTCTAATTTTTGCTGTTTTTGATAGTTTAGTTCTAGCCATGTGACTATTCTCCTTCTTTGTGTTAAATAAAAAATTAAACATTATTGTTTAACTCCTTTCTTGAGTCAATTTTACAACCTGACACTTGGCGATTCCAGAACGGAATTTTTTTAGTTATCATTGTCATTAGGGTCAAAGTCTGGAATAAATTCAAACCCTCCTGTTTCAAGTTCTTCCTTGATATCTGGTGATAACGGTTTAGTTCTATCTTTTTTTGGTCTAAAATCAATCTTATTGAGATTAGAATAATCTATTCTGGCTCTAATATTACCAGCATTATCTGTTTTTAGTTCTACTGTATTATCTACAATTTTATGTACTATATGATTTAAACCAAAATCTCTTTTGATAGTTGACCTTAGACAATCTACCAAATAAGAAAAATCTTTTGTGAATGTATCTGTTTGAGTTTTCATTGCAAGGTCAACAAAGTTATGTAATAGTTTCATAGCAATATCATCTACTGCCGACTCAATAAACTTACTGGTCTGTTCTTTTTCAATTTGTTTTTGAAATTTATTAGTACCTGTAGCACCTGTATTTGCTCTGTTCTTAATCCTATCTGTTGGAAAAAGAATAACTTTACCTTCATCTGACACTATATCTTTTCGCCTTTAAAATTTGTTAAACCTTTATCGGCCATATGTTCTATTAATTGATTATAACCACCAACTAAGACACCATCAATTTTAATTTGAGGCATAGTTCTTACTTGTTTACCAACTGCTTCATACAGTTCTTCTGGTGATTTAAAATCTTTACCAAACATTTTTTCTTCGTAAGTTAATCCAAGGCCTTTGAGTAAGGCCTTTGACTTATCACAATAGACACAATTTGGTTTACTATAAATTGTTATCTGCATTGTTATCATCTTTCATTAGTTCTTTGTACTTGATGTTTGCTTTTTCTTTTAGGTTATAAGCGTCAACAGCTTCAGCAATTGTGAAGTTATACATCTTATTATACTCACCTAAAGGCAATCTCAAGCCAATCCATACTCTGTAATAACCATTTTTAGTTAAGGTAACATCTTGTTTAAAGATTTCATAACCTCTAACAGGTGTATTCTTAATCTTATTAACTATAACAGATTCTACTTCACTAACAACTGTCTTTGTTTCAGACTTTCCTAGTTCAGTTATAAATTGTTTTGATTCTTTATTCATTTCACCAGCAATAATATCAGCAAGTTCAGATTTAGCCATCATCTTGCCTTTCTCTATTGCTAATTGTAAATCAGGAGAAACGGCAGTTGCCACACCAAAGATACACATTTTATCTTTGTCTTTACCTAACCAAGGCGTATCACACGCTTTTGATTCTGAGTAATCAGCCATGTACCACTTAGGTACAGAATTCATTACTTTACCACTCTCTGATTTAATTTTATAAGTGCTACTGCAACCAGCCATAACAAGGCCTAACGCTCCTATAGCAACTATTTTACTTAGATTGTTCATATTTTACCACTCTCTTTCATATTATATACTAAGTTATTCAAAAAGTCAAGCGTGGATTGTACATAACCTACAGCGTCCTCACTTGATACATCATATAATATGACTAATACAAGAGCTACAATGATTATATTTCTTATCATTATTTAACCTCCCATTTGCCATTTTCTGATAAACACACTTCACCAAATGTTTTTAAAGCGTGTTTAGGTCGACTATAATATCGACAGTATTCTGGAGTATTAACACCTGCATAGTAAAATTGAGCAAACATTTCCCAATAACTTGGTCCATCAAATTGCCTTTTACCGTCAGCACACTCCAAAATTTCTTCTTTCACTATCTCATCACCAACTTGTTTGATAGTTACTTTTATAAAACAGAATTGACCATTGACTTCTTTAGGGTCAATAGGTATAATCTTATGATAATCTTTTGCAACAGCAACTCCAGTTATGATTAAAAATATAATCATTATAAAAGTCCATGTTAGATATCGTCTTTGATTATTCCAAGGGTCAAACATAATTTTTTTCTAATTCTTCTATTGATTGTTCAGTATTATATACTTCTTCCTCTAAAATGGCAAGCCTCTTTTCGCTTGTTTCAAATTCCATTTGTTCTTTCTTTGTTCTCACTTCTTCTTTGAGAATATTAACCTTTTCCTGATAATAAGACATCTTTTTCAATCCACCTTCCATCTGGCATTTGACACGCTGTACCAAAAACCGTTTTTCTATTTACACCACCAATACCAATCAATGGCCATCTGTTTGCTATATCAATAGTAGCGTCATAATCTTTACACTTAATTGGTCCTTCAACATATGACCTACTTATTTTTATGATACCACTATTACCTGTATCACCGTTGTACCAATTTGTATAACTTTGTCCTGATGGACTTGTATTTAAATGGTCTACAAATACGGCACTATGTACATCATAATCTGAATTGTACATAATTTCTGCACCTGCAAATGAACCTATCACGGCACAAGTAGCAATAGCATATGGATTTTCTACACCTAAACCTACACAACTTGCTGTGGTGGTTGCACTTCCTAATACTGCACCTGTTTGACTTCTATTCATACTACAATTAGTTAGTAGAAGTAATGATAGTCCTAAGAATGCTAAAGATTGGATTGTATTTCTTTTTTTCATTATTCGTCTGTTTTGTGGTTGAGCACGCTGTCATCATGGTCGACACCAGAATAATCATAATTACTTTTTTCATAGTTTCCTTTATCACTAGCCAATAATAAACAGTCCGCTTGTATTGTTTGTATTAAATTATCTATTTCGCCTGTTGGTGCCTTGACAGGTCCGTATTTCATTTCACGCAACCTGTCGGACATCACTTTGATTGAATCAATCTTATCGCAAAATTCACTAATCTTGTGATTCATTGCTTTCCTCATTATCAAACAAATCTAATAATTGTTGTTTTGTTCTAAAAAATTGTAACTTACTTTGTTTCCAACTTTCTTTTTGATATTCAACTGTTTTATCTTTTTGTTCTATAACCCATGTCATCACATTTGCTTTTGCAACACCTGTAATTAACATAAAAGCTAATGCAACAATTGATACCATTAGTATTTCTTTTATCTTCATACTTTTCTCCCTGCTGTTTTAAGGTCTTCTTTACCGACCACCATGTAAGGACCTTTGTTATATGCTGGAACAATAGAGTATTGTTTAGACACTTCTATTCTTTCCATTTTAGTTTTATGGTCTATAGTACCACCATTACCCATGTTTTTACTATTTGATAAACTTGGAATATCAGGTGTTTCTCTAACATAAGGAACACTCTGCAATGGTACAAATCCTGTTTTAACTTTTGGTAAGGCACCAAATCTATACTTAATATAATCATCAAGGGTCATAATCATAGTTTCTAAACCTCTTGACCTCATAAACTTATTATGAATTCTTAGGTCTTCTTTAAACTTTGCAATTTGATTAGTAGATAGACTTTTCATTTTCTTTCTATTTCTTCTTGCAACACCGCTTGATTGATTAGTATAGATAATCGCCATTACTTTATACTCTTTCTTTGACCTACAATGTTGTTGACAAATACTCTTATTAGTCTTGACACATCAACATCTTCGGTTTTTAATGTTTTTGGGTTTTTAAAACTAACTTTACAATCATTTACTTTTGCATAAGTTTTGTTTTTATCATCAACGACAATAGCGTCATCTGTATATTTTCGCCAATCGTGTGAAGAATAGTCTGATAATGCCATTAAGCCATCGCCTCAACTTGTTCTTCAAGTGTCTGAGATTTTTCATCTGATATAGAATAATCTCTTACATCTGTAATTTCATTTTCAATCTTGTGTTCACCATAAGATTTACCAAATACACTTCTATAAAAGTGGTCTCTTGGATTTGGAGACTCGTAAGCAATTAATAATCTATTGAAATTGATATCAACATCTTCTAAGACTTTTGGTTGTTTAAATTTTAAATCAGCCATATCTTTTAGCATAGCAATTCTATTTGTAAAGATATCATTTTCTTTATCATCTAATTCTTTCTTAGTAGATAAAGCAATATCTTTGTCTTTTGCTATATGCCATTCAGCATAAATCATTTCTTTAGAGTATTTAAATTGTGGTTGTGACATAGTGTCCTTTCATTTGTTTGTTAATCTTGTAAATAGTATCATAATTTGATGGAAATGGCAAGCTTTTAAAAAAAGCACGATTTCCAACGCTTTTTGAGGAAAAAAACTCTCTAGGATGCGCCAGGTTAGGCGAATCGAAGCCTTCTAAGGTGTTTGTATAGCCCATATATTGACTTTTATCCAAAGTTCTCCACACCGCCGTCCTGCCCAATATCGTCTGGAACGGCCATATTCTCTTGTTTTTTACTCTCTTCCTCTGCCCATTTGTCAAATTCATCAACTTTCTTTTGATTATCTGCTCTTAGGGTTGAGATTGTTGCAATAGCACCGTCCATGTCGCCATCAGCGATTTGGTCTAGTGCTTCATTACACGCTTTAATAGTTTCTAATTCATCAATCATCATTTTTGGTCCTCTGAGTTCATTAGTAAAACAATATAGTGAACGGCCTTTAATAGGTCTTTTCTATTACGACCATCTTTCTTACCGAACCTACACAAATATTTAATTGCATTTGCTTGGCAAAAATCTTTATCAATTCCTACACTTCTTAGTAAATCTTGTACTTGTGTACCTTTACTAACTTGAGCATAATGTTGACCATAAGTACCTTTTATATAAGTACCAATTTCTTGTAGTATTTTATCTTCGTTATATTTCATAATTAATTATCTATCCAATCTGTTGCTGATTCTTCTTGTTCCGCTTTTTCTATTACTTTATCTATTTGATGAAAGTAACACCAGTTAGAACCAAATGTTATTGCACCCATATAATTTAATTCTGTATCATATGTTTTTGCATTTAAACTTGTATCTAGTTCAGCTGCTACATCTGACTTCTCAGTAGCAATACCGATATTGGTTATTACTCCTTCTCTACCTTTTTTATCTTCTATTGTGTCACCTATATTAATTATCATAGTTTATCCTTTTTAGTGTTTTGTTTTAAATAAATATTCTTTGTCATAATTAAGACCAAGATTATAACAAATATAACCTGCGTCTTCTTCATTCTCTAGGCCTTCAGCCTGTAAAATCCATTTGATTGCGTCTTCTTGTGTTTCTGCACCGAGACCTTTTGCTTCATCAAGTCTTTTTAAGAAAGTCTGATAAGAGGCTTCTTCAGCTTCTTGTTCTCTTTTAAACTCAGCCTTTGCAACTTTACAAAGGTGTTCAAGTTCTTCTTTAAGGTCATCATCTGACATTTCAGAAAAATTATAGTGTCTACCTTTTACACCATATGCTTCTTTGTGCATTTCGTAAACATCTGTTTCTAGGAAGTACCTATCAAGTTGAGCAGGTGTTGTGATACCATAACTCTTCCAATGGTCTAAATCTTCCGTAATCATACCAACCCAAAGGCCTGGTTCTTTAGCCATTCTCTCTTTAGATTTAGCATTCATATTTTTAAGATGTTCAAGTAGTGTCATAATTAAGCAGCCTCTAGTTCCATTTCAATTACTTCGTCAATATTATATTCATTAATATCAACTAAATCGAGAGCAACATTTGATTCTAAGATTTCTTTCTTAGCCTCATCTTTGTTGATTTCATTGTTTTTAAGTTTTAATAGAACGGCGTCAACAAATTTTTCAGCTTCGTCCCAATAGTAGTTTTTAACTTTAGACATAGTGTGTTTCTCCTTTTTTAGTGTTTAAGTTGTTCATTAGTAAATCAATAAGGTTATTATACAGGTGTTTTTTACACTTGGCAAGCCTTTTTTCTAATCTTTTTAACATTATTTTGTGTTTTTTTTCTGTGTAATCTTTCATAATATACACATATCCTATCATACCTGGCACCAGAGTCAAGCACTTTTTTCACTTTTTTTAAATAAAAAAGCGAGTAAAATCAACGATTTAAAAATTAATTTGTTCTGGTTATGTTCTTTTACGCTATTTCCAAGCGTTTTTGACCCATTCCATGTCGGATTCGTGAGGATTTGGCTGTCCGTGGAACACGGTTACCGCCGATTCGCCATTATGTTCAAAGGTCCACTTACCTTTGTGATATCTGGTACCAGTTCTATCGAACCACTTATATGATTGTGTCCAGGCGTCTGGAAATGACTTGGTTTCCTTATGCTTCATTATGATATCAGATATCACATTCTGGTCACCTGCCATTCTAAGCCATGTCGGTCTGTCTTCCCAAAAGGGTTTCCACAGTTTTTCAGTCATTGAATTATGTTTAAATCTAAACACGCTGGAGTTGAATATTTTAGTATCTGGATTAAAGTCATTCATACCAACAAAATCTGATTGTTCTTCATGTTCCCAAAACTTATCTATGTTGTCTGTAATTACTACATCTAAATCCATGTATAAAGTGTCACCACTTAGACCATTATCTGGATGAAACAATTGCATTTTATTCCACCAACCTTGTAAATCATGTAAAGGAAATTGTCTTACATTTATATGACCTTCTAATACTTTATTAGCCTTTACATTATCGGTAAAACAATAAAAGTTATGAAGATAGGTACTATGTCTTTGTACCATGTTGTACAGTTTTTGAACATACTCTAAAGAATACTTGTCGCCATAACAGACACAAGCAAAGTTCTTAAAAGGTCCTTTTAAGTTTGTCATATAATCAACCAATTGTATACCGCCCTCATACTCATTATTAAATACATAAACTCCATAAGAGTTCTAGGCCAATCTCTATCTTTATAACCAAAATACACCCACATAATACAAGCTATCACACTAAACAACCAACCTACCCATTGTGTAGATATATTCGCACTAGATAAAATAAAAACTGATAACATGGCAAGGCCAAAACCTATCCATCTAGCACCATTTAAATCCTTATAATATCGTATCTTCATCTTGTTTTTTAAGTATATCATAGGCGATACCATTTCCTATTTCTTCTAAAGTAAATTGATTCTGACCAACACAATTTAACCATTCATTTATAATTTGTTTATTTGGTTTCATTGGGTTATTAATATTACTTATATCTGTATTAGATACAGGCGAAGCAATATTTTCTATATGTGTAAATGCTGGTATACCAAAAACTATAGCGTCAACAGCAGATAATGACATATTAGTAACTAAAGCATATGCTCCTTCTAAATCATCTGTAATACTAGTTTCAAACCATTGATTACCAGGTCTTGGTTTATTTCTAAATCTTATTGGTCTATCTGTATATTCTTTTATAACATTTGTAATTTTATCAGACCATTCATCTTGTGATATGCCACTTATCCACCTAGTTACAGTTGGTGATGAAGGACATAATAATATATGACCATCATTATTTTGCCAATTATTAACACTTACATTTTTTAATCTATCATTATCTGGTTTCATAGTTTGAGTATGAATATGACCTTTTATAATTCTAAAGTAAGTATTTTTTATATCATTTATTTTAGGTAAAGGGTATCTTGTTATTTGTTCAGTAATATAACCAACATCAACATACCACCATTCTTCTCCTAGTCTTTCAACTTCTTGTATTTCTGGTACATTTGCACCACCTAGACCCCAAAAGAAATGTATTTTTTTATCTCCATCTTTCCAACCCTTTTCTATATCAGGCCATATTTGGTGTGATAAACAATCATTCCATTTCATTTTGTGACATATTATCATAAGTCTATTTTTGTTAAGTTGTAATAAAGTTCAAACCATTCGTTACAGAAATCACTATCTGCATAATCTTTAAAGTAAGGACCACCTAAAGTCCAATGTACATTTTTTACATCTTTATTGTAGGGGTATTTTGTTTCGCCTACTAGCCAGTTCCACTCTAATGGCAATTCGCCTACATTATCTTTATGTGTCCATTGAAACTGGTGTAAATCTAAACCACTTGCTGTTTCAACATATTCTTTTGTTAACATCTTACATCTATGATTATTAAATAACATTACACTTGACCAGTTCTTTTTAGGAAATGCCAAGTTCTTAGCACCTCTAAATTTAGTTGTAGCATTTGGCACATAATCGTGTTTACAAACCATAACTGATTTATTTTCATCTCTTTTGTCCCATAGTTCTTTTATATCAGTTCTAAACATCATGTCACAATCTAAAAATAATGACCAGCCTTTATAGTCTGAAAGATATGGTACTAAGAATCTACTAAATGCAAAATCTGTTGACTGTTTATCAGTCTTAGGTCTATTAAATATATTTCTTAATGTATGTAAACATATTGGTGTAATACTTACAGGAACACTTGCGTGTTTTCTAATACTTTCTGCAAGTACATGAAAGGCTATCTTTTCGCCTTCATCATAACCTATAAAAATATTAATCATGCTCTTGCCTCTGGACTTCTACCTTGTAATTTTCTAGGACCTTTTGTATGGTCGTAAACAGGACCTAATATACTTCTTGCTTGTACATGACCTGGTTTACCATCACCAATATTATGATTTCTTACACCTCTGTTTTCAAACTCTATTCTTGCATAATCCCAAACAAAACTATCATGTTGTTGTTTTAGATTATAGATACCGTCTGTATCGTATAAATCTTTCATTCTTTGTGCATATGATTTAGTTTGTGGATGTTTTAAGTTCCAATATAAAAAACCACATTCTGAATAAGTATTTCCTCTACCTAGATAACTCATCATACAATCATCTCTATGTAGATGTTTTTCTACCCATTCTGCGTCAATAGGTTTATAAAATACACTATCAATATCAATACCAATTACACCATCATAATCTTCATTATTAATCAATTGGTCTGTATAAGAATATACTTTATAACAGAAACGAACACCATCTTTTAAATACTCGTTTCCTTTTTTTTTAAATTCTGTTATAGCCATTCTATGTTTGTTTCTATCAACAAACTCTTGGCAGCTAGGTACTTCATCATATATACTTCTAACTATCGTATTATAGTTTGGTATATCTAACATATCTTCACTATAAACTGTCAAGTCAAAAGGCCAGTTATAAGTTTCGAAAAATCTTTTAGCATAACTATTATATAATTTTTTATTTAAGGTCGTTACTACTTGTATTCTCATTAACTATCTCCCATTAAATGTTGCCATGGTTTACCATTTCTAATGTCATCTGTTGACCATTGCGTCCATGCTAAATCATAAAACAATTGGTCTCTTTCACCTAATTTAGGATTTTCCACATCTTCAAGTGAATGACTTGATATAGGCCATAAAAAGTTATACTCACTACAAGTTATAACTGGCACACCTGCTAATGCACTATCAATACTAGAACCACTTGTATATGATACTGTACAATGAGCATTAATTAAACTATCTTTGATATTATTATTTGTATCGTACATTACTTGTTTCGTATAACCAAATTTATCATCAATTACATCTTTTAATAAACCTTTATTTTCTGGATGGTCTCTAACAACTATTTTTCTATCTGTATTTTTTAATAACATTCTAACTGTGTTTACTATCCACAATTCTAAACTAATACCAAATAATGAAGCGTCATTCCAATTTTGACCTATAACTAATACATGGTCACCTCTATTACGCCAACCTTTTATATCAATACCCATAGAATTAAATCTATCTGGTGATGAATTTTTATTTTTAAAGTCTGACAATCCTCTCATATAATGG